ACAATCGTCTTTTGTGACGAAACAGAAGCAGCGTTAGCAGCAAACAAAGGTCGTGGTATCACAGCACCTGGTTGGTGGGCATATCACACATATACAGATTCTTCTGGTGCAACTCGCCACAGAGCAGAGCATCTTATGGCTCTGACTAATCCTGAAGCGAACGCTGATGAGACCCTGGCTGATGACACCATCGCAGCAGATGCAGCGAATACCATCACGCTCAGCACCAACAACACCGACAAGACTACTTCGTCTGGTGCAGCAACCTTCCTGGTCGCAGCATCCGTTACCAACTCTGGTACCGCAACCTTCCAATGGCAGAAGAGACTTACCTCCTCTGGTCGCTTCCAAAATGTCTCTGGTGCAACCAGCACATCTCTGGCACTCACAGGTCAGACAGCGGCAAACGATGGCAACCAGTATCGTGTTAAGGTCAACTCTAACAACGGTGCTCCTGAAGTAATCTCCGACGTAGCAACACTGACATTCGGTAGCTAATGAGATTTGACGAACTGAACGAATCCAATTACGTTCTGTTCGCCGTTAAGCATTATGAAAATCCTCACTGTGTTACCAGAGAGGATTTTGATGAAGATGTAAAACGTTTCAAATATTTGAAACGTCTACTCAAACGTTATCTTAGAGGGGGTCCACTGAGGACCCATCTCATTATCAATCATCTTATCATTCTTTATAATGTTTTTGGTGAAGCAGCAACGCCTCTGTTGTTCTATAAGTTTGAACAAGAATATTGGTCTATCTTAAAAACATTCTTAGTGTATTTGAATAAATACCCTGTAGGATGTATTCCTGAGTTACAAATTAGAGAAGATATCTTAGAAGAGTTGGAGCAACTATGAACGAAGAAATGATGACAACTGGTTTTACTGGTGCGGATGCGGCAGAAGGTCCTACTGCTGGATATGATCCTGTCATGAAATTTCGTAAGAAAGTGAAGAAGAGTAAGGATGACAAGAAACTTGTTATGCCTGGTAATAAACTTGGTGAGTCTAAAGAGAATCCAACAGAACCTTCTAAACTGTATCAATATAAAGTTAATATTCCCGAAGTTGGTGAAACTGTAGTTTATGCTAACTCACCTGCAGAATTGCAGAGAAAGCTTCGTATGATTATTATGCCTGCTCACAGGAAAGATATTAAGATTGAAAGAATTATGCCCGCTGCTGCTGGCAAACTTTTCATGGATAAGCGCATGAAGCATATGCGTAATGTGAAAGAAGAAATGGGTGCTGATGAAGGCGCTCTGAAGAAACAAGCATCAGATAAAGTTGCTGTAGAAAGAAAGAAAATTGCTCTCAAAAAGCAAGAACTGCAAAAACAGTTACAACAAAAAACTGCTATGCTTAAGAAACAAGCAAGGGCAGGAGTAGAACAAGACGCAACACGCTGATGGCATTCGGATTTGGAAAACTTGCAGTACTAGAATCTAAACTTGACATTTACGAAGATCTATCTAAGGAAATGTTGGACAAGTTAGAACGTGCTGTAGGAACTATTTCCGAAAATAGTAATAAGATTGCTATAATTTTAGAGAGGCACGAGACCAGATTAGATGAGGGTGATAAGTCTAATCAACTCATCATTAAGATGATCGAAGAATTAAAACAAACTCATGAGAAGGATAATGAAGTCCTCCATGAAAGAATTTCTCAGGTTCAAAAGAAAGTAGATGTCAACGCTAAGTTTGTAATTGGTGCAGGTGCTGTTCTAGCGACACTGATAGCAGTGTTACAGGTTGTCCCTCCAATTGTTGACACGTTGACAAACATAGAAAAGAGTAGTAGTATAGACTCAACGGCAGTCTATACTATTGTCTAATTTTGTTGATGCACATTACGTCAATCTTCTTTCTGGGCGTCTAGATAAGTTTGTAAGAAAGAAAGATGATCTATATAACTTTCGCTGTCCTTATTGTGGTGACTCACAGAAGCACAAGAATAAGGCGCGAGGTTATTTTTTTCGTCTGAAACAGGACATGGTATTCAAATGCCATAACTGTGGCGTAGGAAGAACGCTGCCAAATTTTCTCAAAGACAATGCTCCTGATCTCCATGACGAATACATCATGGAACGCTATAAGTCTGGAACTACAGGTAAAGGATCATATGTTCCCAAACCAAAATTTGAAAAACCTAAGTTCAAGAAAAAAGGTCAGTTGCGAAGCATCTCTGAACTAAATAGTGATCACCCAGCAACAGGATATCTACTTGGCAGACAAATCCCTAAACAATTTTTTGAAGAAATTTACTACACAGAAAGATTCTGTACATGGGTTAACACACAAAAACCATGTTTTGAAGAGGTCTCTCGCGATCACCCTAGAATCATTATCCCGTTCATCGATGAAAACGGTGAATGGTTTGGATTCCAAGGAAGATCCCTCAGACCAAACGACAAACTCCGATACATAACCATCATGTTGGATGAGTCTAGAACTAAGGTATACGGTCTCAACAGAGTTAACTACAACAAAACTGTATACGTTACTGAAGGACCATTCGATAGTCTATACATAGATAACGCGATTGCAATGGCAGGAGCGGATGTAGATTGGACTTTACTGGATGGTAAAGATGCTGTCTTTGTTTATGACAATGAACGGCGCAATAAAGAAATTGTCAATCGTATTGCTAAAGCAATTGACAAAGGTTTTGAAGTCGTGATATGGCCAGAGAATCTCGATGAAAAAGATCTAAATGACATGTTCATAGCTGGACATGATGTTCAATCTCTGGTAGAATTCAACACATACTCAGGCTTAGAAGCACACGTTAAACTAACTGAATGGAAAAAGGTATGAAAGACATTTATGTAATCAAGCGTAGTGGAGAGAAAACTCTGCTGAACCTTGATAAGATTCATGCTATGGCAGAACACGCTTGTAGGGGTCTTGCAGGGGTCTCTGAGAGTCAAGTAGAAATGAATGCCAACCTGCAATTTTTTGATGGTATCAAGACCTCAGACATTCAAGAGATTCTGATTCGTTCTGCTAACGATTTGATTTCTTTGGATGCTCCTAACTATCAGTTTGTTGCTGCTCGTTTGCTTCTGTTTGGTCTTAGGAAGGCAGTATACAATGGTCATCCTGATGGACACCCTCCTCTTTTAGAGCATGTCAAGAAGTGCGTAGATCTTGGTGTCTATGATTCCACTATTCTTGATAAGTATACTGATGAAGAGTGGGAGAAACTGAATGGTTTCATGGATCATGACCGAGACTATTTGTTTACATATGCTGGCATTAGACAAGTAGCAGATAAATATCTTGTACAAGATAGAAGCAGTGGTGAAATCTACGAGACGCCCCAGTTCATGTATATGATGGTGGCGGCAACACTGTTCCAAGATGATGATAAGTTCTATCGTCTCGAATACGTCAAAAAGTATTATGACGCAATCTCCAAACACCGACTCAACATTCCCACACCTATCATGGCGGGGGTGCGAACTCCGCTTCGACAATTTGCGAGCTGTGTTCTTGTTGATGTTGATGACACCCTCGATAGCATTTTTAGTAGCGACATGGCTATTGGTCACTACGTTGCACAACGTGCTGGAATCGGCATTAACGCAGGCAGAATCAGGGGCATCAACGCTAAAATCAGGGGCGGTGAAGTTCAGCACACAGGCGTTATTCCATTTCTCAAAAAGTTTGAGGCAACTGTCAGATGCTGCACTCAAAATGGAATCCGAGGTGGATCAGCTACTGTCCACTTTCCAATCTGGCACCAAGAAATCCAAGACATAATCGTTCTAAAGAATAATAAAGGAACCGAAGATAATCGTGTCCGTAAACTAGACTATAGTATCCAGTTCAGTAAACTCTTCTATGAACGATTCATCTCCAACGGCATCATCTCCCTATTCAGCCCTCACGACGTGCCAGGTCTTTATGATGCTTTTGGTACTGATTCATTTGATAGTCTCTATGTGGACTATGAATCAGATCTCTCTATTCCAAGACAGACTATCGGCGCTCAAGAACTCATTCTTAGTCTCCTGAAGGAGAGAGCAGAGACTGGTCGTATTTACATCATGAATATTGACCACTGCAATACTCACTCGTCCTTTAAGGACAAGGTTACTATGTCTAACCTGTGTCAGGAGATCACTCTTCCGACTGATCCTATCAATCATATTGATGGGTTGGGAGAGATTGCTCTGTGTATTCTGTCCGCTATCAACGTCGGTAAACTGAAGTCTCTTGATGAACTAGATGAACTGTGTGAACTCGCAGTTCGTGGTCTGGATGCTCTGATTGACTATCAACAATATCCTGTTAAGGCAGCAGAGAATAGCACTAAGAATCGTAGATCACTTGGTATTGGTTTCATTGGTCTGGCACATTATCTTGCTAAGCATGGTGCCAACTATGATTCTCAGAAGGCACATGATCTGGTTCATAAACTCACTGAGAGGTTCCAGTATGCTCTTCTGACAGCATCTAATCGTATGGCAATGGAGAAGGGTCCTTGCGGTTATTTTGGTAAAACCAAATACGCTGATGGAATTCTTCCTATCGATACATATAAGAAGGAAGTGGACGAAATTGTACCGAATGACCTTTCATGTGATTGGGAGTATCTCAGGGGACGCATTGTGGAATACGGGTTGCGACACAGCACTCTGTCCGCACAGATGCCTTCGGAGAGCAGTTCCGTTGTGTCAAACGCTACCAATGGAATCGAGCCTCCTCGCGACTACTTGTCCGTTAAGAAATCGAAGAAGGGACCTCTTAAGCAGATTGTGCCGTCCTATACCACGCTCAAGGGGGCATACACCCTCCTCTGGGACATGCACAACAACGACGGATACATCAAAGTTACCGCCGTAATGCAAAAGTTCTTTGATCAGGCAATCAGTGGCAACTGGAGTTACAATCCAGAAAACTATTCTGATAATGAAGTGCCTGTTTCTGAGATGGCAAAGGATCTTTTGACCACTTACAAATATGGTTGGAAGACATCTTATTATCAAAATACATATGATAATAAGAAAGACGGAGAGGAGGTTGAACAAACACCATCCGTAGACAATTTAATTGACCAACTTATCACAGAAGAGGAAGATGACTGCGAGTCCTGCAAAATCTGAAGTAGAAGGAATGACCGTTTTTAATAAAACTAAAGTAGATACAAAAAATCAACCTATGTTCTTTGGACAACCTTTGGGGGTCCAAAGATATGATGAATACAAATATCCTGTATTCGATAAACTAACCCAGCAACAACTGGGATATTTCTGGAGACCAGAAGAAGTTTCCTTACAAAAAGACCGTAGTGATTACCAAACTTTATCGGATGAGCAGAAGCACATCTTTACCAGCAATCTTAAATACCAAATCATGCTGGATTCTGTACAAGGGCGTGGTCCTGGGATGGCTTTTATCCCTTACTGCTCACTCCCTGAGTTAGAAGCATGTATGACAGTATGGGAATTTATGGAGATGATTCATAGTCGTTCCTATACATATATCATTAAGAATGTTTATTCTAATCCTGGAGAAGTCTTTGATACTATTCTAGACGATCCTAATGTTATGTCTCGTGCTGCATCGGTAACAGAGTCTTATGATGACTTTATTAAAGAAGCACATTCATATGACAATGGAACTATGTGGCAACTAGCAAGAGAAGGACATATCTCTGGCACGATTGAACGTCGTGAGTTGAAACGTAAACTCTATAGGGCAATTGCTAATGTTAACATCCTGGAAGGTATTCGTTTCTACGTTTCCTTCGCGTGCTCGTTTGCTTTTGGCGAGAATAAACTTATGGAAGGCTCAGCTAAGATTTTATCTCTTATTGCGAGAGACGAAAGCCAACATCTGGTTATCACGCAAAATATCCTCAGGAAATGGAAAGAGGGGGATGACCCAGAAATGAAAGAGATCGCTCAAGAGGAGAGCGGTTATGTAACTGAAATGTTTAAGCGTACAGTTAACGAGGAGAAAGAGTGGGCTAACTATCTTTTCAAACAGGGTAGTTTGATTGGACTCAATGATCGTCTGTTGTATAATTACGTTGAGTGGATTGCAAATCGTAGGATGAAAGCGGTTGGTATTAAACCAATCTATGATATTCCTGCAAAGAACAATCCATTGCCCTGGACAGAGCACTGGTTAAATAGTAAGGGACAACAAAACGCCCCCCAAGAAACCGAAATCGAATCTTACGTTGTTGGAGGAATTAAACAAGATGTCACCGCAGGAACCTTCGCAGGATTTTCTCTCTGACGCAGAGTGGGATGATCCCCGCAGACAATTTTTCGATGAAGTTTTGGATCATGAGGGTCAATTCTCTAACCCTCATGCCGAACTTCTTTGGGAAGCAGAGAAGAAGAAAGCGTTACAGCAACAGATGAGAAACACACGCCATAGTGTTGATAAGAGTCAAGACTTCATTGACAGTGGCATGACTTTGATTACAGATCCCGAATCCGACAGATACTTAAACAAAAATAAAAAGGTATCCGAGTGAACTACATTTGTTATGGATTCATGATATAAATATAGATGTAGCAATACTGTATCAGTCGCTACAACTTATACGTTCATCTCACAATGCTCAGCACTTTACTGGCATTGACCTTAGCCTCTCATGATGCGTCACCCTATGGGTGGCATATGACTTGTGAAAGGTTTTTACAAAAACGGATTGAAATCCTTATGGACGACAATCTAGACCGAAGAACAAAATATAACCTTATAGGTTATTTTAAGTCTAAGGTTGACGGTCAGTGCAATGATGTGTTAACATAGTGAGACGCAAGTAAGTCGCGGAACGGAGCGTTCATCCCATGTTTGAGTTATTACTCTATTCCAATATTGCTTGTGTTGATGCTATCGAAATTATCGAGCGTATCAATGCACATGAGCATATGGAAGCGGCAATCAGAACGGAGCTTATTGAAGTAGTTCAAGAAGCATCCCCCGAATGTCCATGGGACGCAAACGACTGAAGGAACGGGGACTACCAACCCTAGTATTTCAGGAGTAAACTTATGAACACCCTTAACCTTATCAAGAAGCAGATCAACAAAGCATCTGCCCTTCACGATGCACAGATCTCTCATACTGCTTATCGTGGTGTTGAGTACAATGTAAACTGTGCTGAGCATAAGGATGCCCATGGCACCTATTGCTATCGTGGACACGTCTACAGCAAGTGAGGTAGACATGTTAGCACTACAAACAGTCGGATTGATGTCTCTTGGATGCGTAGCATTCATCGGCATGATCTACGGAGAACTTCTCCTCCTACAAAAAGTGTGAGGGGGTAGGACAAATGCTGAAGGTCAGACTTGAATATGACCTTCCAGAGTTTGATCCAGAGAAACACGATCCAGATAAAACATTCGCTTTTTTAACTTATCGTGGTGTACACTATGCCAAATGGGTTAATTTAAAACCTTTAGGCGGCAAATCCTGGAAGATCAGATTTTGATTTCCACATAAAGGACCCATAACGGGTCCTTTTTTGCTATCCTAAATAGGTACAACCTATACAGGAGAGTCATGAAACTTTTTCTGGACTGTTCTGACCCAGAGCTTATTGCCTCTGCCTTCGAGACTGGTTTAATCGACGGAGTTACTACAAACCCCAGTCTCATGTTAAAAGCAGGTGAGGACCCTAAGCATGTAATCAAGGAGATCTCTGCAATTTTCCCTTGGAACGCTTCAGTTTCTGCTGAGGTGGTCGGGGATACTGCTGAAGAGATGCTCGACATGGCAGAAGATTATCTGGAGATCGGACCCAACATCACCATCAAGGTGCCTTGCACTGTAGAAGGTCTCAAGGCATGTAGAGAATTATCAAATGATGATGTTCATGTAAACGTAACACTAATTTTCAGCACGGCACAAGCATTACTTGCTGCGAAAGCAGGAGCAACTTATGTTTCTCCTTTCGTTGGTCGTGTATTTGATCAACACTGGAATGGAATTCATCTCATTGAGGAGATTGCAGATGTCTTTGCTACTCATGAACTCAAGACAGAAGTTCTTGCCGCTTCTATTAGAGAACCTATGCAAGTCACCGACGCTTTTAGAGTGGGAGCTGATATATGTACTTTACCGCTTCCCATCTTTTACAAACTCTATAAGCACATTCTTACCGACAAGGGTCTAGAACTCTTTGATGCTGATTGGAAATCTCTTCAGGAGAAGATCTAATGCCCAGAGGAATTATGAACAAGGTGGACATTCTCGCCAGGGTGCTTAAACTTAAGCATCAACTTGGCGAGGGTGAATATGATCATCAAGACTATGAGTTTCGCGAAGGGTATGATCATGCGCTCAATCGAATACTTGATATGATTGGAGAGTATTCACAATGAATAACATTGGATTGGAAATTGTATTTTGGACCACACTAGGAGTATACCTCTTAGCAAAATTAGGAGTGTTCAAGAAATGAATAAAAAAAATCTGAAGACCCTTATCCAAGACCTTGAGATAGCAATCGCTGAACTCAAGGCAGAAGTTTATGCTGATCCTTCTGCTTACATAGATAGGAGTAGCAAGCGAACAGCGAGTAGCTACATTGACCAAAACGACGACGACGGAGATCCCGACTGATTATGAAAACCCCTGGATTTTTAACGGACACCCTTTTTTATCTGAGAACATTGACGACCATTTCGGTTTTGTCTATTGCATTACAAACACACTCACTGGTAAGAGATACATCGGAAGGAAATACTTTCACCAATTACGAAAACCTAGAGGTGGAGGTAGGCGAGTTAAAAGTGAAAGCGACTGGAAAAAATACTACGGAAGCTCTAGTGAACTTACTGAAGATCGCAAGAAGTTCGGAAATCTGGTCTTCAAACGAGACATATTAAGCCTACATAAAACAAAGGGTCTCACAAACTTTGAAGAGACCCGACAATTATTTCTCAACAACGTACTTACGGAGGCTATGACAGATGGGACGCCTGCTTTCTACAACAGCAACATACTCGGTAGGTACATGCGAAAAGATTATTTCAACCCTTGACCGAAGACCCTGAACCTGCTATACTTACAGGGTAGTTGAGGGACAACCAATGCACATCGACTTTGAACCTGAGACTGAAACCTCTCTTGAGGAACAGTATCTCGATCAACTCATTGACCAACTTCATATTCTTGCTGAGCGAGGATTTGAGGAAGATGCTAAGCGTTTGAACATGTCCATCAATACTGCCTCTAAAGTTCTTATGGGTCAGTAGCTCAGCGGATAGAGCAACTGCCTTCTAAGCAGTTGGTCGCAGGTTCAAATCCTGCCTGACTCGTTGCCCTTTTAGGGCATTCGGTCCAGTATAAGGTAAAATCTTATGACTACAGCACAAAAGTTCTCATCGTGTATCGAACTTCTTTACGAAGCAATCGATAGACAAGTGACACTTGACATCGAGTATCCTATCATTTATAATCAAGTACTGAAATTTTACGAGGAGAAAGGTGTCGATTTCTATGGTGATGTAGATGAGGATTACGACATCCTCCTGACTAAACTTGAACAGGACCTATTTTATTATGAAACCTGAAGTTCTTCTAGAACGCTTTCCCTATCGTTATGTTCAGTCTGGGACGATCGCACTCAACGGTCGTCCTGACTATCGAATTCAAAAGTTCGATGAGTGGACAAAGCGATACAAAGACATGTATCTTCTAGACAATTCAATTCAATTGGATTATGCCATGGAAGATTTTGAGTACACTAAGTGGTTGGATCCCGACCGCGTTCCTTGTTACGTTCGAGACATTGTATCATGAACCCTTATCAAAAAGCTATCAAAGCACTTGAAGATTGTGTTAAAGACGCAATGGAAAACAACGTTGATCCTGGTCTCCAAAGTGAAATTTGGCGACACTATCAGGGCATGAAGGCAATTCAACGCCAACTGCCTAAGCAAAAAGAGTATAAGTTCTCTATTGCTGATGATACGATTAGTATCTCATCCAGTTACTATGATCCTGACGCCAACGTTACGTTTCCTACAGGTGTCGTTGCCGCCGATTCTGTTAACCTAGATAGTATCGGGAATGACGTTATTACGTTTTCTTGATCTTTACCAATAGATCAAAAACTAGATGGTTTTAGGCGCGACCGAAAACAGATATTTCTTAGTTTGTAAACTAAGTGGTGGAGTCAATTGACCCTTCTTCCTGAGGACCCATAACGGGTCCTTTTTTGTTGGATTCAAAATCTTAATATTTGAAAGGTGTTGACAAACGTAAAGAAATTATATATAATGTAATAGTTCTTTACAAAAGACAATGACCGTAACAACTAATGAGTTCGGGCAACAGAATATGTTTGCCAAAGAACCGCAAATGTATATCGACAAGACCGAAGCAGAACGCTACGGTTATGAAACATATGCAGAACGTGCTGAAAAATTGAATGGTCGCACAGCGATGCTCGGTTTTGTAGCAGCAGTTATTTCGTATGCTACTACTGGTAGTATCTTTTTCTTTGGTGCCTTCGGCATCTAATGATTCCCTCACTTTTATCACTAAATTTTTATCGGAGATTTACAATGACACCTGAAGCAGAAAGGTTTAACGGTTGGGCAGCAATGGTTGGTATCATTGCAGCATTTGGTGCGTACGCAATTACAGGGCAATTAATCCCTGGCGTCTGGTGAACGACGTGTTACTCATAGCAGCATCTCTTATAGGTGGGTTCATATTTGCATCCCTATTGACTGAAGATGTTTCTGATGATGATGACCACTTTGACGGCGGAATGATGCAACCGATACAAGTTCCTGCATCTAACCCAACCTAAATAAAATCATAATTGAGTAAGATAAAATGCCTACGGATCTCTACCAAGACATGGAAACCCTGAACACTCTTTACGAAGAACTGTGCTGGGACCCAGAAAAACCTCTAGAGTTCAAAGCAGATTACGAAAACGATCGTATTATCATTACCCTCAAACGAGACTAAATAAAATTGAATATCGTCGTCGCTTGACAACGGGGTAACTGGCACAATCCAGTTGACGCCCCGTTTTTTATTTGATAAAATGCGGGAGTAGTCTCATGAAACTTATGTCGTTCGCAACAATTGCAGGTGCTATTGGTGTTGGCGGTGTCATCGCTCTTAGTAGCATCTATAAAGCACCTGTCGCACCTCCTCCAGTAGTGAGCATAGAAGTAGAGGAATATGATCCGACCTGGAAATTGCCAGGTGGTTCCCCAGCAGAACAGTATGTCCTTGAACAATTACAACAACACACAAAAATCCGTGATCGAAATGCTCTTGCAGCAATCATGGGTAACATTAAACAAGAAAGCAACTTCCATCCCGACATATGCGAAGGAGGGGCTAGAATT